GCCATCTCGCTATCAGTGTAAGCCATCGTGGGCTTACCGATGTTGCGGATGAGGTTCGCGGCTTCTTCGACGCCCGTGACCGTACCACCAGGAGAAGAGATTTGCAGGGCGATACGCTTCACCGAAGGGTCGGCCTTCATCGTATCTAGCGCCATCGTGATATCGTTGAGGTCACACGCACCCATCATTTTTTCCATCGGGGTAAGACCCTTGCCAATCACGCCGACGATGGGGACCACGCCCGTACCGTCCTCAGTGATGTAAGCCGTGGGGGCCTGTCCGAACAACTGCGACAACATATCAGTGAAGCCAAACTTCTCGGAGAGGTCAGCGTGGGCCTTTGCCTTGGAGGGGTCGATGAGCAGGGGCTCACGGCCGGAGAGTCCGTTAGTTAAGAAGCGCATATTATTCGTTAGAAGGGGGTGGGGTAGTTTCGACCGGGTTCTGAGCCAGCGGGTCAATCGAGCCAGGCTGGACGTTCTGAGGCTTGTAAAGTAGTTCGAAAGGTAGGCCGTGCTCCTTGGCGAGTTGAGTGATGTACGCCATATCGTTGGCCCGCTTCTCCATTTCAGTGCGGAAGTCTAAACCGCGTTGGGTATAGATTTCGCTCATCGATAGTAGGCCGAGCTCAACGTCTGCCCGGTCATTGGCCGCGTCACGGCCAGCGTCGACCGTCACGCTCTTAGGCGTAGTCCACGAGGTACGGGCCCAATTCGGATCGTCGGGAAGGTCTCCGTCAGCGATAGCCTGTCCAATGATGTAGCCCCAAGTTGGAATGCACATCTGCTCGATAACGATGTTCTGGTACTTGCCAAAGACGCGAGCTGCCTTGGCCGTAATTAATCGAACGGACGCTCCGCCTAGTTTGGAAACGTCGTCGACGAACTCGAAGGGAAGACAGCCCGCCGCAATTTCTCGACGGAGTGCGGTAAGAAAGCCGGAAAACGCTGGGGAAGGACGGGTTGAGGTGTGGCACGAGAAATCCTCCCCGGGTTCTAGGGCTAAAAGTTTGCCACCCATGCGGGCGTGGATGTTCTCGTAGTTAGACGCAAGGCCTGCACCGAGTTCAGCTGCGAGGTCTCCGTCGACATATCCGCCGGTTTTCTTGATGACGCGGGTCACATCAGCGTTATCCTTCACGGCGAGTTTCTCGAGCTCGAGAATGTCCATCTCGTCTTGGATTGTGTTCAGCGAATGCTGGAGGACAGGGACGCCACGCGCGCCAGATGCGTATTCGTGGTCGACGATGTGCATCATTGACTGAGCCAAGATAGAGCGATCGGTGCCGTCAGACTTGTAGACGTTAAAAGAGATAAGTTCACCGTAGGGGCCGAACTGCACGCCGTCGTGCATACCCGTTGGAGGAACTTCGCCTTGAATCGGATTTCCGACGCGGTGGCCTTCCATCAACTGAAGTTTGGCTTCACCATTGGCGTTACGCACCTTGGCGATAAACGCATCTCCGTCTCTGACCATCGCACGGATCATAATAGCCTGAGATTGCCAAAACGAAAAGCGGTTCGTGATGTCGATACGCTTAGACTTCTCAAGGAAGTACTCCTCGTACATCTTCGCTTTCACTGGGTCGTCCGCGTGCGACTGAGGCTTGATGCCGTCACCCACTGTGAAAAGCACCACGTCCCCTAAAATGGTCTTGAAAAGACCGCTATTCCGTTCAGCCCAGCGACACTTCTTGACCATCGCAAGACGATCGTAGGCCGACATATCTCGGCGAAGGTCTTGAGGCGCCGCGCCGTAAAGCGAGCGACGCATCCGGGTGATGCCCGTGCTCTGCCATCCCTGGAAGGAAGCCTGAGGGGCTAACTTCTGGTCTTTCTTGGCAATCGGGCGCTTGGGCACCGTTACCTTTTTGCGGGGGGATGGTTTGGACATATCTTAAAAGTCGATGCGGTTATTCCAATTCGTCGAAACCACTGGAGGACGGCGGCCGTAAGTTAACGGGTCGAGGCTACTCAATGCGAATAGGCTCTCGGTCAACATTTCACGCGGGGGGAGGGCAAAGGCTTTCGAGGCAGACGAACCGGAGTCGGAGTAAGACATCAAGGTCTTACCTTCGGTAATCATAGCCACCGCCTTATCGCGAATAGCGAGCAGTTGTTCCTCTTTCAGTCCAATGAAGATGCCAGATGCCATTTGTTAATGCAGGGGCTGGCAAACAGGGGGAAGACGGCCAGACTCCCAATGCCTTTTCGTATTGCACCACGAACGCACAAATCTAGCCGTCTTCCTTGTTGCTAGGTTGGGCATCTTTACTCGGAAGGCAAGTCAGTCTCAGAGGCTTCCTTGCCCACAATTCCCCAACGGACGGCTGAAAGCAAAGCAAGCAGCTCGCAGTCAAGTGCGTGATTGTCCTGCTTCCCAGCGGGAAGTATCCAATGGGCTTTACCCGTTCGCTTGTCCTTTACCCGTACCTCGGCGTTTAACTGGTCAACGTAGTCCGCCGACGCGTCTCGGGGGAACGTGAAAACCTTGCGGGAACGAAGCCCGTGCAAAAGGTCTTTGCCGGCCAAGTTAGACCAGGAGATAAGTTCTGCACGATCCGCGAGACCAGGCACGAGGATACGTTGCTTTTCTGAATAAAATCTTCGGATAGTGTTACCGTTCTTGTCCGTTACCGCAAAGTCTTCATTCCCAGACCCTTTGGCGCACTTCCACTTTCGCTTAGTGGCCTCGCGATATACTTCGGTTGTATTGTCTCCTGAGTCAACGAAGACTAGAGCAGGGTTAACTTTGTGATCCTTGAGGAACGCCTCGACGTTACCCCAAGTCTCAATCTTCGAGAAGGCCTTGAGCCGACTATGTCCAGCAACCGCCCACGATCGCACAACTACCCAGAAGTGACCACGCTGAACGTCCACCCCAGCCGTTCGGAAAGGTACTGACTTATCCGGCGCCCCTTCTCGGTCAGCCACCTTACCGCGGGGAGTTATTACCGCCTCCTTGTCCCAATCGTCTGCCATCGCGTAGTCCGCGGCCTCCGACAAGTTGACTATCTCGCCACCTTCCTCGCTCCAGGGCATCGCCAGACGCTTCTGCTTGAATACCCGCCGAGCATCCGGGTCTCCGTAGAGGTCGTTTGCCTCCTTAGCCTTGAGCATCATCACCCCTAACTCGCCCCAGCTCATCGTCGCTAGGCTGTTCCAGTGCAATCCAATGTGTCCAGAGTTGGCCGCCACGGATGTAGCCACAAAAGCACCGTCCAAGTTAGCCTCGTACCGACTAGCGTTAGTATCGGGCAGACGCGTTAAACACCCAGAGCACTCGTACGTCGTGCCTCGAGACACTTTGGATAGATTCCACGTCCCAGCCTCTTTGGCGTCCTCGGGAAAGCGAACTTGCTCCCAGACCCAAGGCTGGAGTTTCTGGCACGATGGGCATTTGAAGTTCCAGTCTCGCTGATCCGTAGACTCGTGCAGCTGATGGAACTCCTGACCGGCTTTGCCGCCCTGCGACATAAAAATGCGCTTACCCATCCACCCGAACGCAGTCACTCGCGCCGAGGCCTCCGACAAGTGGGAAGGCGGACTCAACCAACATTCGTCTGCGATAACGTACCGAAGCGACAACCGTTGAAGGTTAGACTCGTTCCAGATGCCGCGACAGTAAACCGTCATACGGTCGAAGTCGGCCGTCGTTGAGCGTTCCATATCTTCGTCTTTAAATCGGGCCATCACTGGCGGGCAATTCTTCCAGATAGGTCGCAGATACCTTACCGCGAAATCTTTGGCCTCGGGGTCGTTAGCCTGGAGCACCATCGTCGGGCCAGGAGCGTTGGCGATAATGTGACAAGTGAACAGTCGGGCAAAGAGAGACTTACCCGATTGGATGCTCGCAAGGACCGTCATCAATCTGGTCTCGGGGTCGGCAGCCAGCCTCAAAGCCTCCGCGATCCACGGAGTTCGGTCAGAGCGAAACGGACCAGGCATCGGACTGTCGGGGATAGCGAGCACGTTCTCTTCCATCCATTCGACGATGTCCCCAGAGTCGGCTGGCTTCATCACCCCACGGCCAATCGAGATAAGGTTAGACTTGTTCATCAGTACTCAAGTCCTCCCGCGTCTTTCTCGCCCACGCTTCTAAAACTTTTACCGCCTTAGCCGGGTTTTCGGGGTTACATCCTTCTGCGACATCGAGCGCTAACTTGTCCAAGCGGTTCACGAACTCAGCCGTCAGCTGACGCATCGCCTCTCCGGCCTCCTTCGCAGTGATGTAGTCTCGGGAGAGAATTAAACGACGTTCCTGCTCGGCCTCGAGGTCGAGGAGTTTGGAAGTAGCCTGGTTAAACTGCGTATGGTACTTGGCTTGGTTTGGATCGCCCTGCTCCATCGCCGCACGCCAGATGTCTCGGGCCCGGCTGACGTCTTCGTTTTGCTTACGGATACGCTCGGCCAGCGAGCCGTCATCCAGCTGCGCCGCGTCGACCATTGGCGCCGATGCCTTGCGAGACTCCTCGCGGTTCGCTCTCCACGCTTTAGCGGCCTCGATTGAGTGCACAGGCATACCGTCACGCTTGAGCACGCTCACTCGTTGCGGTGTAACACCTAAAGCGTTACCTATCTCTAAGTTGGTCAAGGCCTTCAATTGGGGGATTGAAATATGGGGTTTTCTGTCTCTTATACACATCTGACGCTGCCGACGATCTACTCTGTGTAGATC